CACGGGTGCAGAAAACGTAGCCGTTGGTTCTTTAGTTTTAGATGCTAATACCACAGCTTCTCAGAATACAGGAGTTGGTTATAACTCTCTGTCAGTAAACACCACAGGTCCAAGAAACACGGCTGTTGGTTATGCTACTTTAGATGCTAACACCACCGCAGCAGATAACACAGCAGTTGGTTCTAGTGCTTTATCAGCAAACACGACAGGACACTCAAACACTTCCGTAGGTGCTTCATCTTTAGATGCAAATACAACTGGAATTAGAAATACTGCCCTTGGTTTTGAATCTTTAAGTGCAAACACTGAAGGCACACAAAACACAGCAGTCGGTAAAGGTGCTTTACTTGTAAACACTACAGGTATTGAAAACACAGGAATTGGTGCAAGTGCTCTTGACGCTAATACTACAGGTGATTTTAATACTGCTGTAGGACAGGGTGCTTTAGATTCTAATACCACAGCAGATAATAATACTGCTCTTGGACACGATTCTATGAAGGTAAACACTACAGGTACAGAAAACGTAGCGGTTGGTACTCAGGCATTAGATGCTAATACTACAGCCCATGAAAATACAGCAATTGGACATCTCACTTTAAGTGCTAATACAACAGGTGCTGCGAATACTGCTTTAGGAGCAGGAGCCCTTAGACATAACACAACTGCTGCAAATAATACTGCTGTAGGAAGAACAGCATTACAAGCAAACACAACAGGTGCTAATATGACAGCTGTTGGTAAATCAGCTTTAACCGCAAACACCACAGGACATTCACAAGTAGCTTTTGGTTTTGGAGCGTTAGATGCAAATACTTCAGGAATACAAAACACGGCATTAGGTTATGATGCTTTAACTGCAAATACGACAGCAGCTTATAACGTAGCGGTGGGTACATCAGCTTTAGCAGTTAACACCACAGGAACAAGAAACACCGCAGTTGGTACTTTTGCAATGGATTCTGCTACAACCGCAAGCGATAACACAGGACTTGGTTATGAAGCGGGAGCATCTTTACAAGATGGACATTCAAACACATTTGTAGGTTCATTAGCAGGTGACTCAGTTACTACTGGTGATGAAAACACCGCTTTAGGTCATGGAGCATTAGACGGAGCAACAACAACAAATGGCAATACTGCTATAGGTACAGATACAATGGGTGGTGCTATAACTGGAGGTAACAACACAGCAGTTGGTTACAACGCTATGTTAGTTGCTACAGGAGTCACAGGAACAACAGCTATTGGTAATCAATGTTTAGACGCTCAAACAACTGGAGATAACAACACAGCAGTTGGTTCTTCTGCTTTAGGGGCAAACACCACAGGAAATGCTAACACAGTAATGGGTCATAGTGCAGCAGATAACGTAACAACAGGAGAATCGAGCACTATTATAGGCTATGCAGCAGGTGGTGCAGTAACAACAGGTAATGCTAATACAGCTGTTGGTTATCAAGCAGGGCATGTTTGGGCATCTGGTGCTTCTAACAACATAGCTATCGGTGTAAACTCACTGACAGCAAGTTCTAATCCTTCTCTTGTTTATTCTATAGGTGTTGAATGTACTGCACTCAATGAAAACAATCAATTTGCCTTTGGTAACGACAGTCAAGGTATTGTTCATAATAACTTTGATACGAATGCTTCTTGGACAAGAACATCCGATGAAAGAATTAAAACAAATATTACAGAGGATAATCTAGGTTTAAGTTTTATAAATGAATTAAGACCTGTAACATTTAATTGGAAACCTAATAACGAAGTACCTAAAGAGTTTAGAGAATATGCAGAAGAAAATGTAAAAGATACAGATATAGTTTTACACGGAATGATTGCACAAGACGTAAAAGCAGCACTTGAAAAGTCTGGTGTAGATACTTTTGGTGGTTGGAAAGAAGATAAAGACACAGGACAACAATATTTATCGCAAGAAATGTTTATCTATCCACTTATCAAAGCAGTAAAAGAACTTTCGGCAAAGGTCGAAGAATTAGAAAATAAACTAGGAGAATAAAATGGCACAAACAGTAACACAATGTTTAGCAGCAGGAACCGATTCAGTAACATTAATCAACAGTATTAATACAGATGCTTCAGCAGAACCAAGTTGTATAGGACTGACACAAGCAGAGATAAATGCGATGGTACAACGTAACGTTGACCACCTTTCAACTATCTTGCTTTATGAACCTGATGCAAGTAATGCAAGTGACGATACGCCAGATGTAAAAGGAGCAGCAGACAGTAAGAAGACTACTCACGTTGCAGCAGTTACAACTGGCACAAATTACATAGCAGCAAATTAAATAAAACATGAGTAGTGCAGAAAAAATAAAACCTGTAGAAATTGCATTTACAGAAAAGCAAAAATACATAAAGTCTCAGTTAGAAGATTTAGGAAATAAAGAAGCAAGACTTATGTTTCAATTAGACCAAATCAAAGCGTCACAACAAGTTTTTAATCAGGCTTTTATAGAGGCTTCTAAAGAAGCTACAACAGGAGAGGAATAATGGGTAGTAAAAAAAGTTATCACCAAACAAAAATTAAACCTGCTAAAAAAGCAGTTAAAAAAACAGTTAAAAAAAGTCCTGTTAAAAAGAAGGATAAAAAATAATGAACTGGTTTTCAAAAACATACAAAGAAACTATAAAAAGAGTATCTCAAGCATACAAAGGTGTTGAAGATAAAATAGTTCGTGCTAGAACTAAAGAAGGCACGTACAAGGCAGATGATAAATCTACCCCGGATGTTGATGAAGCATACACTACTGTAGAAGTTAAAAAGAAAAAAGGAAGGCCTCCTAAAAAATAGTAATGTACGAGTACGATTGCGAAGTTACTAAAGTTGTTGATGGGGATACTGTTAAAGCAATAATTTGTGTAGGTTTTGATATTTTATACAAGAGTACAATTAGGCTTTATGCCATAGATACTCCCGAATCTAGAACAAGAGATCTTGATGAAAAAGCCAGAGGTAACCTGGCAAAGTATTTTTTAAAAGACTCTATAGAAAATGGCAAAAAAGTAGTTATTAAAACTCATTTAAAAGATTCTAGAGGAAAGTTCGGAAGAGTCTTAGGCACTATATGGGTTGATGGTGTAAACATTAACCAGGCTCTAGTAGAAAACCATTTAGCAGTTACTTATCATGGCCAAGCTAAATCAGATGTTGAAGATGAACATTTAATTAATCGTAAAAAATTAATAGAAATAGGGGTTTATGTTCCAAATGAAACATAATTTTTTTCGTTCATTAATATTATTATCAATAATATCTTTAAGTTTTAATACTCAATCCTCAGAACAAAGTAATGATACGCCTTGTGACAGTGGAACTCAGTATTGTGAAAATAATGTATTAGATACAACCAACACGACTACTACTAATAATACTAATACCAATACCAATACTAATAACAACACGAATGTAAATACAAATACAAACGCTAATACAAACGTCAACACAAGTACAAATGCAAACACAAATGCTAATACAAATGTAAATACAAGCACAAATGCTAATACAAACGTTAATACTAACAATTCAAATGCTACAAACACTAGTACAAATACAAACGCCAATACTAACGTTAGTACCAACAATTCAACTTCCGATTCAACAGTAAATTCTACTGTTAATCAAAACGTTACAAACACCAGTAGTTCTACTGCTAACAACAGTAATACAAATAAAAATACTAACGTTAATACGTCTAAGTCTGATTCTAATGTTCAAACAAATAACGTAAATCAAAATAATAACAATTCAACATCTGAAAATACTAATAAGAATATTAATGAATCCAATTCAACTCAGACCATTAATCAGAATGTAACTAGTAAAGCTCCGCCTGCCTCAGCAATTGCACCAAGCATCATGTCTTATTCTCAGGACTTATGCACAGTAGGTAGGTCAGGAGCGTTTCAAGGTCAAGTGTTTGGATTTTCTACCGGGGGGACGGTAAAGGATGAAAATTGTGAAAGGCTAAAACTTTCTAAGTATCTGTATGACACAGGTATGAAAGTAGCTTCTGTTTCTATTCTTTGCCAGGATTCTAGAGTATTCAAAGCTATGGAAATGGCAGGAACTCCTTGTCCATACAAAGGTAAAATAGGTAAAGAAGCTATAAAGTCGTGGGCTAATAACGTAGAAGACAGGCCAGATTACGAAGAAGTAAAAGGGACTTATATCCAAAGGTGTAAAAAAACAAGAAACTCTAACGGTAAAAAGAAATCAAAAACTACTTGCATAAAAGAGTTTGATGCAAAAGCCTAAGAACAAACTAAGCGAGCTTTTAATAATTGGAGCTGTGGTGTTCGTAACTGCTTTAGTTCTTTTATTATCCTTTAAAACAGAAGCCTCTTACACTTACGAAGCAAACCAATCTTTAATAGATTTAACCAACGCTACAGGCACTACAAACTTAGCAGCTGGAGATGATGGAGTGTCTAACGCTTTTGCTTTAGGGTTTACGTTTGACTACTACGGGCAAGAGTTTACACAAGCCAGAGTAGCTACCAATGGTTGCTTGCATTTTAAAACTTCAGGGGCTTTCTGTAACGATTTCACGCCAGACCCTTTATCCGGTCAGCACACCTATACCATGTATCCTTTTTGGACAGATCTTATTAGAGACAGTGGATCATCTGTTCTGTCTAAAATTTACTCAGATAAAACTGTATTTGGATGGTACGACATGAAAGAGTATGGCCGTAACAATACCAACAACAGCTTTGAGGTTATCTTGTGGGGCAACGACACGTTTGAATACAGATATGGATTTTTGGATATAGAAAAACACGATGTACTTATAGGAGAAATAGGAAGTGGATCAAGTGAAATATATCAATACCTTTTTTATGACCAATGTAGTACTGGGACAACTAATGCTAGTAACTGTGTTAACGAAAATTGGAACGCTTCATCATCAAATACGTTATTAGAAAATGGTGGATCTCTTTTTGGATACGGATCTGGTAATGCTATTGACTGTAGCAATTCATTAAATAATTCTAACTGTCCTGGATATGATGCAGCTTACTTAACTCAACAATGCGATATAACGCAATTGCACAGTGAGACATGTCCTAGGTATTGGGAAGCTTATGACGATCAACAATGTGCTGATAACCCACAATACGCTCCATTTTGTGCAGGTTATACTCAAGAAGATTCAGCAGCTTTCTTTAACGAAGATAATGTAGATTATGGGTATGCTGAAGAAGACATGTGGTATGACGAAGAGTATGACGAATGGTTAGATCCTAATGACCCATGCTATGAAAACAGATGTGAAGGATTTACAGATGCAGACTGGTACGAACTTGATGCTGAACAGTTTGGGCAAGATCAGGTTGATGAATGGTTTGGTACAGATATAAGTTTCAGTGATGATGGCATGATAGACTTTGATTCTACTCCTATGGCTTCATACGAAGATACAGATGTATTAATGGATGTCTGGGATACAGAGCAAGAATACCAACATCAAGAAGAAATATTATTAGATGAGTTTACATTTCAAGAAACATTTTTAGTTGAAGACTATAGTGAGCCAGAAACTTTTATTGAATTTAATACACTTGAAGAATTAGAAGAATGGTTTGAAGAAGAAACCAATGAACATTTTGAAGAAGGAAATGAAGAAGAATTTATAGCTTTAGAAGAACCTGAAGAAGAATTTTTAGAGGAGATATACGAAGAAGAAGCCGTTGAAGAAATTTTTGAGGCTCAAGAACGTATTGTAGAGGCTGAAATAGAAGAAGAAAGAATTGAAAGAGAAGAAGCTCCCGAAGAGTTTGAAGAAGTTTTTGCTGAAGAGTTTGAAGTTGTTGAAAGAGAAAACGTTAGAGGAGAAAGTTCTATTAGTAGAGAAATGGCTCTTAGAGTTGTTGCCTCTACAATAACAACAGCAAATAGAAGTGTTAGCGGTACAAGTTCTGGAAATTCAATTCATTCAACAGGCAATAGTGTTGCCTCTGGAAATTCTTCAAGTTCTGTAAGTTCTTCATCTAACAACGGCATAAGCATTAGCAGCTCTCCTAGTATGTCAGATCAATTTGCATCTTCTACAGCTCAAACCAATCAAGTTTTAGACATGAGCAGTACCTCTGTATCAAGCTCTTCTTTTAATTCTACCTCTGTTGAAACAGAATCAACAACAACAGAAGTAGTTGTTTCACGTGGAACAATAGAGTCAACGCAAGAACAAATGGATACATCCATCTCATCTGCAAGCGTTGATTCAGAAAGTGAAGCAACAGTTGAAAGTATTGTAGCTAGAAATTTGCAAACGGCTCAGGATCAAGTAGCTACAAGACAAGAAGAAACAGGAGAATACGGATCAGAGAATGCTATTATTGCTGTTATGGGATTTTTGCCAGGCTTTAATAATTACAGAATGGTATCTGTACCCAAGAAAGAATTTTGGTATGAACCTAAAAGCATTTATACTAATAATACAATATCAGATAATACTGTAGCGTTTTATGGTTTAGCAGAACAAAGTATAAATACCTTAACTGAATTAAAAAAATTACAGCCAAACTTATAGGAGACATTATGGAATGGTTTGAAAACAAAACAACACAACTTATAGCCTTAGTAGGTATCGTAGGTACTTTAGCTGGCTTTGGTTATACAGGAGCTACCTACGTAAATAGGTTGGAGAACCTAGAGGCACAAATAGGTGGTATAGGCGATACAGAAGACGCTCAAAAAATTATTGAAGAAAGGTTTGTAGCTATAGAAACTTCTGTTGATTACATGAACAAGTCAATAGACGGATTAGTTATTCCAGACAACAGCGACCTTAAAGCAAGCGTTGCTTCACTAACAAGTGACGTTGAAAGAATCTGGATTGAGATAGATAAACAAGACGATAACCCTTTGGCAAACTAAATTATGAAATTTAACTTAATAAAAAATGTTGTAGGTGCTTTAGCTCCTACTCTTGGTTCTGCATTAGGTGGCCCGTTAGGTGGTCAAGCAGCTTCTGTAATTGCTGGAGTTCTTGGATGTCAAACAGATCCAAAATCTATTAACAAAGCAATACAAGCAGCAACTCCAGAGCAAATGTTAGAGCTTAAAAAGGCAGAGCAAGGCTTTGAGTTGCAAATGAAAGAACTTGAAGTGGATGTGTTTAAACTAGAGACTGCGGACATACAAGACGCTAGAGGAAAATTTGGTAAAGATTGGACAGCCAGAATAATGGGTCTTGTTGTTGTGGGGGGATTCATGGGCTACATATTCCTTGTTACTCTTCAACCGCCTGAACAAAACAGCGAAGCTTTAATTAACTTAGTGTTAGGTTATTTAGGTGGGTTAGCTTCCGCTATTATTAGTTTTTATTTTGGTGCATCACACAGCTCGGATAACAAAGATGGCGAATAGAACAACTGCACATGATGTAGCATCAGATCTTAAAACACACGAAGCAAAGTGCGAAGAAAGATGGAAAACTATTTTTGGAGAAACTGCCGAAATAAAAAAACAAATGAGCGAACTAAATGGAACTTTAAAGATGGCAACGTTTGGAACTTTTGGTTTTATGGCAACTCTTTTAATAGCTCTTCTGACAGGAGTAGTAGCAATATAATGAAAATATCACAAGAAGGTATAGCTTTAATTAAAAGATTTGAAGGGTGCGAACTAAAAGCATACCAAGACAGTGTGGGAGTTTGGACAATTGGATACGGCCACACCAAAGAAGTAAAGGAAGGTGATGAAATAAACCAAGAGCACGCAGAGTTTATGCTTACTGAAGAGATGCCTGAGTACGAAGGGTACATTAATAACATGGTTAAAGTGCCGTTAGAACAAAATCAATTTGATGCTTTGTGTTCGTGGGTATATAACTTAGGTCCAACAAATTTAAAAAATTCAACTTTATTAACTGTTCTTAATCAAGAAAGATACAAAGAAGTTCCACAAGAAATTAAACGTTGGAACAAAGCTGGAGGTGTTGTCTTAAATGGTTTGATAGTAAGAAGACAGGCAGAAGCATTATTGTTTGAGGGTAAAGAATGGCTTTAACTAAATTATTATTTAA